TAAAACTACTTACTTTTGAGTTGGTAAATGATAATAAGCATCAGGGCTATCTGTATAGCATCAATCCAAGGAACCCCAAAACCCGTTGTCATATCATTCCGCCTCTCCCCAGCTTGGGCCGATTTCGACATCACACTTGCTGGGTATCTCTAATGATACAGCATTTTCCATGATTTTGGCAATACTTTCTGCATCTTCACGATCTTTCACAGAAATTGCTATCTCATCGTGGATTTGAATGAGAGGGGTACGCCCCTGTTCATAAATATTCACCATTGCCTGCTTGGTCATGTCCGCGGCGGACGCTTGGATAAGCCTGTTTAGGGCTTTATAGGTGTATGCCCGCTTCAGGCGGGTGGTTTCCCCGTATTCTTTGACGGCATCTTGATAGGGCAGAGCCTTGTTCATAGCGAATGTGTCGGGCTCCCAGAGGTCAAAACGACACTTTCTGCCCAGTAGAGAGCGGACAGAGCCGCTTGAGCCGCGGTCGTTGAGCCGATTTTGGACGCCATTCATCAGGCCTTTAACGAACGGGACGCGCTCATGATACTGCCGGACAAGGCTTTTGGCTTCATCTACATCAATATCTAGCTGTTCAGACAGTTTGTTCACGCCCATGCCATACATCATGCCAAGATTGATCGTCTTCGCCTGCTTGCGCGGGATCGACGCCATTTCTGCCACCATCGTATGAAAATCCATATTAGGATCATGTCTATAAGCATCTACAAACTCCTCTACCCCCGCCATCTGCTTGCCGCGGGATTTGCCATATACATATGAGTAATGCACCAAGATGCGCGGTTCCTGTTGCGAGAAATCAATCGCCGCCCATTGCTCACCCTCTTCCGGCAGGAACAGGCTACGGATCATCGGGCCAAGTTCTGGGTCGCGGGCAGGGATTTGCTGCAAATTGGGGTTGGACATAGATATGCGCCCCGATACCGTGCCGCCGTCATCAGAGCGGATCTGGTTGATATGCCCGTGGATGCGCCCGTCACTGCGGCAGTGCTTCATAATGGTGTTGATAAAGGTGCCGCTGGTCTTATTTAGGTTGCGGGCTTTAACAATTAACTGCGCCAATTCATGCGGGTGGTCTGCAAGAAATGACTTTGTAAAAGACGGTGCGCCTTTTTCTGTGCGCGGGTAGGCAATGCTCAATTTATCGAAGGCCTTGGCTATTGACGCCGCCGCCCAGAGCTCTACATCAGAACCAGCTACGGATTTAATCCGTTTGATAATCTCTTTTTCCTGCTTAATTAAATAATTTCTGGTGCGCTCGACACGATCTTGGTCAACGCGGACGCCGCGCCAAGTCATGTCAATCAGGCAGGGCAGAAGTTTTAATTCGAGTTCGGCGATAGGCCAAAGGTCTTCTTTGGTCAGTTGCGTAGCCAGATAGTTCCACAAGTCGAGCGTAATCTCAGCGTCGTTCTGTGCGTATGGCCCGACATACATAGCGGGCATCTTCCACATATCTGCCTTGGGGTCGAGCCCAAACTCGCGGGCGGCTTCTTGTAGCGTTTTCTCTGTTTTGATTTTTCCCAGCAGGTCATAACAGAGGCTGTTCAGACTGTAGCTGAAGCGGTTCTCGTCGAGTAGCGCGGCAATTAGCATCGTGTCGATGATCTTGCCGTTTAGCGTGAAGCCCATACAGCGTATCCATCCCGCGTCATACTGTGCGTTGTGCATAATCTTGTCCGCAGGGCATTCAAATACTTTCTTGAGCCACTTATTGACAATGCGTTCGTCGAGATTGCCGCCGCCAAGGTGGCGGATCGGGATATATCCTGCCCAATCCGCTACCGCGATAGCGTAGCCCACTACCTCACCATCACCCGTAGGCCATCCGGGGCCGTTGGTTTTGATGTTTGGGTCGCGGGTCTCGACATCTATAGCAATTTGCTTTGCATCAAAAATGTCGGGTAGCTCTGCGGGTGGCACCCATTCACTCTTGGGGCCGAACATGGTCATCTGTAGTGCCATCAATCTTTCCTTACTGTGGCTATTTCCTTGCCACATTTAACGAGCACCCAGCCTTGGGCTAGGTACTCTTCCAAATGTTGTATTCGGATGAAACGAACCATTAGTCCTCTCCACCAAGTGCGCCGTAGCCGCAGATATCTACCCAGCTATCTTCATGTTCTGGGGTTACAATGAGCCGTGATAGTTTGACTGCCACCATACACTGATAGACTTGCGAGACAGAAATCTCTTTGTCCAGAAGCACAGACCACATCTTGGCTATGCGCTCGTGGTTTTCGTGGGCATCCCCATATTCTTTGGCCCGTGGGCCGTTGACTAGGCTCTCTGCTTTTTTAAGAATTTCTTCGCGTTTCATTTAGCCCACCACAGCAAAGTAGCTCCTTTATGCTGAGAAATATGCAAGGTGTGAACCTTTTCCCCTACAGGGCAGGTTTCGCAACTTAGGGTGAGGCTCAAAGCATTACGGCGAGGGGAGGGGTTATTTGTTTGCCCGTTATTCGCGGTAACCGTTTTTGTATCCCCGTTGAATGGGTTTACTTCAACCACCTGCACCACATCGTCGTCGCCTTCCCGCGCATATACAGTTATTTCTTCATGGTGCAGGGTGTTGGGTTCGCCACAAGTTGGACAAACTAGGCTTTTTTCCATTAAATGTACGAGTTTCATATCCAATAACTCCTGTTCGTGTCTTCGGGTTCAACCAAGTAGAGGTTCTGCTTGGTTCTGGTTACACCTACATAAAACACTCTATGCAGGTCATCTGGCGCGTGCTCCGCGGCGGATGCGGCGGCAGGAGACAAGTCTGTATATAGCACAACATTGTCTGCTTCGCCTCCTTTAGATCCGTGGATCGTGGACAATTCAATGCGGGGTATGGCGTTAAACTTTTCGCCGCGCCGCAGAAGAGCCGTGATGTACGCACGGTCGCTGTCGGGCAGTTTATCCATTGCCTCGTGCCATATCATGTCGATAGTGGCTAGCAGGCCGTGGTTTTGTTGCAGTTCTTCTAGGCTGACTGTTTCATCGTCATCTACAGCAGGTAATTTCTTAAATCCGCGCTTGACTCTGTCACCGACTGACATATAACTGTACACGGTTCGTGCGGCCTTTCCGGTTATTCGCTTGCCTTTTCTCATTTGTTCCCAGCCATTGACGGCTTCACTTAGTCTTTCTGAGATTGAGCGATAGCCTTTCCGGCTAAAAAGGAATCCACGGCTTTTTAAGTCTTCCGCAGTGGAGTCAAGAAAGTATCCGGCTTGAGCTAGCACGAGCCACGAACCCTCAGAAAAATCTATCTGTCCCGTGTCTATAATGCGTTGCACCTTGCCTGCGTCTTTGCGCGGCAGGTAGGTCTTTGGTACGCGGCGTCTGATGCGTTGGACAATGCGCTCAGCTAGCGGATGGACGGTAGCGGGTACGCGGTAGGACTGCTCTAACACTTCGTAGCCGCCGTTGAGGCCGATAAAGTGTTCAACATCGGCACCTGCCCAGCGGTAGATGGCTTGGTCATCGTCCCCAGCGCAGTAAATGCGGTCGGAGTGTTGCTCTAGCACATGAGCCACGTCCCATTGTAGGGGTGACAAGTCCTGCGCTTCGTCGATAAAGGTTATGGCTAGTCGAGGGCAGAACCCTGCGCCGTCACGCACAAACACTTCCAACATATCGGTGAAGTCGTAAAGGTTAAACCTGTTCTTATATTCCTGTAGAGCGTCGGCTACATATTTGACATAACTCCACGGCATCGCCATTTGAGTTTCGTCATATTGTTGCCGCAAATCCACTTTGCGTAGACGGGCGAGGTTAATCAGACTGATTAGCGGGTTACTATTTTTGTTCAGGTCAAACAGTTCGTCGCCGCTGATCTGGTTTGCGTCAACCCGCAAGTCAATGCCGCCCAAGGCGTGGCCTAGTTCTTTGTAATGCTCTGCCTGCATGACTTGTTCTTGGCGGATACCAGACAGCTTTAAGGCAAAACTGTGCAGGGTACGGAACCACGGCAGTTGCGATTTATCTAGCTTGAAGCGAGCGCAGGCGCGTTCGACAGCCTCGTTAGCGGCTTGTCGGGTAAAGGCGAAGTAGCCGATGTGGGCGGGGTTTACGCCTGCTTCTAATGCCTCATCTACTTTGTTAAGCAGGGCAGTAGTCTTACCAGTTCCGGGCGGGCCGTATATACGGAATATTTTAGTTTCCATTAGAAGGAATCCTACGACGGTAGTTACCTAATCGGCTTCGTATGATTTGATTGATTGCCGGTTTGCTAACCCCTAATCTTTCCGATATCCAATCCAGTTTTCGGAA